AATTTAGTTCCGCAGGCCGGGCAGTCCATCTTTTACCTCATATTGTTGTTGGCATTATTAGTTTTCTCGGTGGCTGGCTCCTCAATAATCTATCAAGAGCGTAAAGCATAGCCACTATACCGTCTATTTTCCCTTGAGACTTGTCTTTGTCTGGTTTAATGTAACCATCAATGTCAGGAGCTCTTACTGCCACAGAATCAGCCATAAATCTAAGTATAGGATTCCCGCCGTGATTTAGTTTCCGCTTTAACAGCCTGCGTTCAAATTCCTGACACACTGGCCCGATTTTTCCTGCTGAGTTCGTGCAAGCTATTACCACCGGTGCTTTTTCTGTATGTCCAAGGTCTTTCTCAAGTCTCATCGCGAAGTCATACCCCTGAAATTTAATATCAATCCCGATTAATCCGATTTTACATACTTTGCTGTTGTCGGTTATTGACTTCCTGACTGCATCGTAATCAACTGCGTTACCGGGTGAAGCTGTTAGGTAGCCTTGTTTTTCCCATGATTGATATTGAGTTCTATACTTATTTTTGCGGTCATAGATTCGTTCTTCAGGGCAGTAGGTCTGCATAAGTATGTCCACGTGCTCACGGTCATCGCCGTATGGGATCATGTAGACAGCGCATGTAAGATCAGAGACACTGGACAGGTCAACTCCGGCAACACACCATTTGTTTCTGTATTGTTCAATAGTTTTTTGCCAATTTACGTGTGACATATATTATATATTCCAATCTTTTTTTGTAATAAATTCAAACAATTAATTAAATAATCAACATTTCTTAAAATAAAGCTTGACAATCTATATTATATGTATTATCTTAATATTAAAGAATACAAACAAACCCTAAACGAGAAAGGTGGTAAAAATGAAAAAAAATATGAAAAAAATTAAACTCGCTCTCAAAAAATCGACAAACACTGACATGATAAGAAACGCATATTGCGAAATTAATGATCGAACAAGGGCAGGCGCATGTTGCCTACGAGGCGTAAAAAATTCTTGGGATGGCACAGGGTTCACAGATAGTACATTTTTTGCTAATCCTGACGAACTCTCAAAAATAAAGAGCGAAATCGAAAATGAATTCGGTGTTAGTATAAACATATAAACGGGAAGGGGTAAAAAATGAAAAAAAATATGAACACAAGATTAGATACCTGCGGCGTTTTTTATGAAGAAGACGAATGCTTGTATAGTGCTGGGGCAGGAGAACATGGATATTGCCTCAGCGAAGACAACGGGCTAATGGACATGCCTTGTTATAAAGAGACTATATACGAATATAAAGAAGACATCAAAAAAGCAATGAGAAAGATCACATCGCTCCGGCGGTGGAAAGATCGAGAGCACGATTAAAAACATTAACACCTGCTCAGGCAGGGAAAGGCGGAACATAATGATGACACAGGAAAATACAGAAGATTATTCGGATCAGGAACTCGACGAACTAAATGAAGAATTTTTACAACGATTCCATACAGGTGAATGGATACCGGCGGATATAAACTTGGCAGAAAAATGGTTTAATGATGAGGTCGCAAGGAGGTAGAAATTGAAACTAAAAAAACAAAACAAACAAATAGCGCTCGGTGGTATGCTTGCAATGAAGAAAGAGCATCTAATTAAGTTAATCAGCCAGCCTGTCTCGCCAGACTACAGAAAAGAAACCTTGATTGATATACTTAACTTTGAATTATTAATGGATCAACCGCAGATATGGGAGGGGTTACAATGAAGAAACTATATAGAAACTTTAAAGATCTTTTTGTTATTGCAACTATAATCTCAAGAAAAATAAAGAAAGCGCTGGCACCGAAAAGCCTGACGGATGAAATTCTGAAAATGTTTCTGTGCTGTGTTTTAATTATGACTGTGTCTGTTGTTGCTATTTTATTAATTTGTAACTGAAATAATTTGACAAGTACCTCTTTTTCTGGTATATAGTCTCAATAATCTTAATTGCACAAGAAAAGGTTGGGAGGCCACCCATAATTTTAAACGCCTATACGTTTAATCCCTTTTCTTATCCACGACATGCTTTATAGGAGGTTGTAACTGCTTATAAAAATCCAACAAAATCATAATAAACCCATTAAAATCACTTGACTTTTACCATAAAAATGACTATATTAAAAGGTGAAAACATGAAAGTTATAAAAACAACCAAAGAATATTTTGAGACAGAAGAAGAGAAGGTTTATTTTTTTGAACCTTTGGAAAAAGAAATATCTGTTGAGGATATGCAGAAGATTGTAGATGCGAACGAAAGATTAATTAAGGAGTTGAAAGATGGATCAAATACCATTTCCGAATAAAAAATATCAGATAATTTATGCTGACCCACCGTGGTCATATAGAGATAAAGCCCTTGCGGGGAATAGAGGGGCTGGTTGTAAATATCCAACTCAAGAAAAGGATTGGATAGACAATCTGCCAGTGTCGGAAATAGCAGATAAAAATTGTGTTCTGTTTTTGTGGGTAACAATGCCAAAATTAAATGAGTGTTGGCAACTCATAGAAAAATGGGGGTTTGAGTATAAAACAGTTGGATTTACTTGGGTTAAAAAAAACAAAAAAGCACCCTCTTGGTTTTGGGGTATGGGGGGGTGGACAAGAGCCAATGCGGAATTGTGTTTAATTGCCACAAAAGGAAAGCCAAAGAGAATAGATGCAGGAGTTCATTCTGTTATTAACACTCCTATTCAAGCACACAGTCAAAAACCAGATGAAGCAAGGGAGCGAATTATTAAACTTATGGGTGATTTGCCTCGCATAGAACTATTTGCAAGAAACAAAACAGATGGGTGGGATGTTTGGGGCAATGAAGTATGAAAATATATAAAATAACAGAAGCAAGTGAATACATAGGTGTATCAATTAATACGCTTAAAACGCTTGCTAATAATGATAGAATAAACTCTTTCAAGACTTCTGGAAGTCATAGGCGTTTCAGGCAAGATGCCTTAGATTCATACATGGGCGTTGAGAAAGAAAAACAAGAAAAGTTGACTATTATCTATGCCAGATGTTCAACGGCAAAACAAAAAGAAAACCTTGAACGCCAAAAAGATAGGCTTAGAAAATATGCTGAGAATAAAGGTTATAAGTTTATCTTAATTGACGAAATAGCCAGCGGAATAAATGAAAAGAGAAAAGGAATACATAAGCTGATTAAGTTATGCTTTGAGGGTAAAGTCGAAAGAGTGTTGATTGAATACAAAGATAGACTTGCAAGATTTGGATATGAGTATCTTGACGCTATTTTTAAAAACTTAGAAATAACCGTTGAGATTGTTGAGGCAAAAGAACAGAAATATGAAGAAGAATTGGCAGAGGATATTATGAAAATTTTAACTTGTTATTCTGCCAGATATTATGGAAGAAGAGGCGGTAGAAAGAAGAAAAATGTAGAGGAAAATCAGACCATTGAATCTAATGGAATTTAATAAGGAGGCTCAAAAATGAATATTGATAATTTTAGACAACCACCTTACAAATGTATTGATTGTAAAGAAGAAAGCAACTGCTCAAGGCATGAATGTAATTGTTGCGGGACTTGCGAAGGGACTTTATATTTCTTTGGGGAAGAACTTGATTTTAGTTTATGCTCAGACTGCCTCATCTCGATACAAACCCAAATACAAAAAGGTCTAACCAAGATTGAACAAGCCAAGCACGAAACTATTGTTTTTGAAAGTATAGACGTTTTAAGAAAAACAATTACAGAAGAAACTCGTAAGGTTGTATTTGACAGAGATAATTGGCAATGTGTTTTCTGCGGAAGCTCTGAAAAATTAGAGGTTGACCATATTTTCCCATTTTCAAAAGGTGGCACAACTGATATAAATAACTTACAAACACTTTGTAAAACGTGTAATTGTAAAAAAAGAGATAAAATTTTATAGACGCGCAATGCCACTGTGTTGATGTTTTTTTATTCGGAATTATCTGAGTCCCTCCCAATCCATATTTAATTCTTCGTTCAGCTTCCGGGCTGTCTCCTTCCTGTTGTTTTCTTTCCTGATCCGTTTCCAGTTTGTCTCTGTTTTGTATTTTACCTGTTTTTGTTTTCTTGTGAGCTTTTTTGGCTGTTTCATGCCTTCCCCTTATCTGAACTATTACTTTCTTATATTATTCAATCTGTGATGATCTGACGAGTTCCTACGATATATTTCTTCCTTCTTCGGCAAGTCTTTTTTCGGTTTAAAACATCTTCCTTTGTTGTCTTTCTGATTCAATTCGTTTGGCGGCTATCTCACAGTATTTTTCGCTTATCTCAATGCCTATCCATTTTTTATTTAATCTCTCACAGGCTATTGCTGTCGTTCCTGAGCCAAGAAATGGGTCTAAAATTAAATCATCTGCCTTGCTGTATTTTTCTAATAAATCTATGAATAATTTTACAGGCTTTTGTGTTGGGTGTACTCTAACCCCTTCTTTTCCAATCAAACCATTATATTCACATATAAAAATTTTGATTGATTTTCTGTTTATATTTGTCCAGATTAATTCAGCATCTCCGAAGGTAGGCATTGTGTTTTTCTTATCCCACACAATCCAATGTGTGCTTGTTGGTAGTATATCTGCAAAAAAGTTACCGCCAAAAATTAAAGCGTTTTTTGAAACATTTAACATTAAATCAAATATCTGTTTACTTGGTCTTATAGAATCCCAGTCATCTTTATATTTTTTCCTTGAAATTAGTTCCCCGAAACCCCCGAAACCCCCGAAACCCTTATCCATATTAACACCATAAGGCGGATCAGTTAGAACCATGCCAACAACATCTAAAAATGGCAATATATCTAAACAATCCCCGCAATACAGTTTCCCATTCGGTGTAGAATAATAGGGGTTCAATTTATCTCCTTTCCCCATAGCTCAGCCATATTCCCTTGCATGGCTTTACAATAAATCTTCAACAAACGGGCAGAGCCTAATTGCTAATTCTTTTTTAACATCATTTATATTCATATTCAGCAC